TATGTCTTCGGCAACTTGATCTTCAACACGTCTTGATATACCACTTTCGGTAATCCTTTCGTTTCCGGATTCGTCATACCTTGCGAATATTATGTCTTCGGTAACTTGATCTTCAACACGTCTTAGTATACCACTTTCGGTAATCCTTTCGTTTCCGGATTCGTCATACCTTGCGAATATTATGTCTTCGGCAACTTGATCTTCAACACGTCTTGATATACCACTCTCGGTAATCCTTTCGTTTCCGGATTCGTCATACCTTGCAAAGATTATATCCCCGGATACTTGATCTTCAACACGTCTTGATATACCACTTTCGGTAATCCTTTCATTCCCGGATTCATCATACCTTGCAAAGATTATGTCTTCGGTAACCTGATCTTCAACACGCCTTTCAACGCCGTTTTCGGCAAGCCTTATTTCGTTTTCTTCGGTGTATCTTGTAAACAAGGCGCCTTCCGGTATCTGTTCTTCAATTCTGCGTATTTCATTTTCTTCGGTACTTCTTAATTCGCCGTCTTCGTCGTATCTTGCATATAGCACATCTTCGGATACTTCAAGTTCAACAAGTCTTGTAACACCATCTTCGGTAATTCTTGGCGTTCCATCTTCGGCAAGCCTTTCATTTTCTTCCGGTTCTTCTGGTTCTTCTGGTTCTTCCGGTTCTTCTGGCGCAGTGCCAACATAATATTTTATAACAAATTCCTGTTTTTGCCAACTTTCGAAGCCGTCACGCACCGACCATATACTAACAAGCAATTCGCCATCGGCGTTAAGTGGCGGAACGACGACCGAAGTTCCTTCAATTCCGTCTTGCCGGAATAAAACTTCCTGATTTAATACTTGTTTGATTTCAACGGAATACGTCGTGCCTTCTTCGGGTGTAATGTTACCTTCTGTGTGATCTACAATGTAAGCAGTTTGCAACAGCCTGTTCCTGTGGCGCCACGTTATGTTAAGTTCGGGGTTCCCTTCGAAAGATGCGCCTTCAGGGTATGCAATGTCGTTTATTGTCGGATATGCCGGCGGGTATGGCCTATCAATGCGGGCGTTAAATTCAACGTTGATTGATTCCGCCTGCGATAGCGGAAGTTCGCCTTTGCCCGTTATTGTGCAAAGTTTAACGTTTACCTGTTCGCCTTCAATGAATTCCCGCCTTTCTGCACCAAACCAACCACTTGCAAAATAAATAACTTCGCCTGCGGCATGCGGTTTTGCCACGGTATCAAGACATCCACGCTTTATGCGGATTTTGTTTCCGCTGATAGATACGGTTCCTATTATTTCGTCGCCAAGTATTGCATATTTATTGTCGCCAAATTCGGCAAGTTCAAACTGCGTAGCATTCGCAATGACGACTTCATCATCAAGAAAGCCAATGTCTTCATCGATAATGCATGTCGGGCAAAATTCCGCTTTTGTAAATTCGTTACCGTCAACGTATACACGATATCCATAATTGTAAGATACGGGGGCACGGGCAAGTGTCCCAAGGAATCCAAGGCCTTCATTTTTGGGCATGGCTTCCAAAGATTCTGGATCGGAATTCATCACAATTTCCCAGTATGGAAGTTCCGTCACTACTTTATGAGTAACGTTAACAGGATCGGGGACGGGGTCTTCCCAAAGCGGGTTTTGCTGGTTAACGTACGAAGAAGGCTTCAAGCTATAAATGTCTTCGACGGCTTCAATTTTTATCGTCGGGCTGGTAAATTCGCCATAGTCCACTTCGCCAACACGAAAAGAAACGCCGTCAATTCCAAGTTTCGGCCAATATATCTTTATAACATCGCCGGGAAGTATTATTTTGTCGTCAGTCGGCCTTTTTACAATTAGCGAAATTTTACTCAAAGACGAAGACGCAACCTGCAAATCCCTTGTTGCAACACGTACTGCAAGTTCGTGGGTTGGAATTCCGGGATATTTACGTTCGTCGGCAACAACCTTGCCTTGAGCGTTTATATTCGCAATGTCTTGCACGGTAACGCTGCGTTCATCGCCCGTCCAAAAATCGACATACGTTACGGTTATTTGATTGGTTGTTTCGGCCAATGAAGTTCGCTGAAAAGAAGTTACCTTTTGAATGTCCTTTTCATAAATGGTGTGCGTTTTGTATGACGTAGGGTCTTCGGGAATTGTAAGTTGAAATTTTCCCGTAACGGGGTTGACAAAAAGTATGGCCCCCATGTGGTCAAGTATGGTTTGCATAAAACTTTCCAACGATTCGCCGTTCCATGCAATGCAAAGTTTGAATTTTTCATCTTCGTAATATTGCCCTGCAGACTTAAAGTTATAAAAGTCGGCTTCGCCAAGGTTATTTTCGTATATAAGTTCAAGCAGGATACTTACGGGGTTTGCGCCAACCACCGTTAAATCGGGCGACCACGGGGCGTAATCGGGAATGCGTGTTACCATAAAATGCCACGGTTTAATGTACGGATTCATGGCGGAAAGGTAACACTGCCGTGCTACGACGGATAAAACGCCACGAAAGGCCGGAACATCACTGCCAAGTTTAGATAAAAGATAATCGTTTTGCCCCTGATTGTCTGTTCCGGGAAGAATATCGATATATCCAACGACACCGCCTTCACGGTCTTCCCCGCCGAAAAGATCGGGCTTATTTAAACGATATCTGGTCGGGCCAAGATTGACAGGCGGTATTCCCAAGTACATCGGAATACTTTGATAAACGGTTTTGTCGCCTATTTTAATAGCCCACACGGCGGCGGGGCCTTCACACACAACCATGTGAAGTCCGGCATAGTATTTATATCCAACGGTAACTTTGCTTGACCCCATCCCGCCCATAATTATTCGCCTTCAATCTGTTTTAATTTAGCTATTAGTTTATTAAGCATAGCGTCGTCAATACCTTCGATTTCAGCGATATCTATTCCGTTTTTAACAAAGTTTTTAAAATCTATGTTATGCATTGCACAGAATTTTTTAATTCCACGCACGCAATACCCGAATCGTCTTACGTCGTTTATGTAAATCTTCATTTTCCTGAAGTCTTCTTTTTAATAGGTTCCGTCTTAAGATCGCCATACCACACCACGTTCGGCGACTTAATCCACACCGTCCCGTATACTTTCGGGATCGGCTTAGACGCAGACGCTATTGGAACGCCGCTTTCTTCGATTTGACCTGCGGGCGGCGCCTTAGGCTTTGGCCTTAAAAGGTATGCAAGGTAACTAAACAGAAAACTTATTCCAATTGCTGTCCAAAATCCCATCGTTACACCCCCACTTACCAATAAATTGCCGAAGTAGACCCGAACGGGTTTTTCGGCGGTATCCACGGAAAGCCGCCAAAATTAATAAGGTTGTTAAATTTGTTTTTGCACATTTCCAATGTATGGTCACATCCCGGAAATAAAAATACCTGCTGCATAGATTGCGGGGTATGGTATGACGGTTGTATAAGATTCACGATTTGTTCATATGGAAAATCATTCGTTGTTGGTGACACGCCGTAGCTTTTACCAACCCTAATAAGATTATACCCCATAATCGAATCGTCGAAAAATGAAATAAATCCGCCATTGAAATATCCATTGTCAATCGGCGTGTTAAAGCCAATATTCCAAGTTTTGCCTTCGCAGCCAATGAAAAAACCTTCTACTTTAAAATTTTCGCTGTTTAATTTGCACATAGGCCCGTATAACACGTGCGGGCACGAAAAGCTATAGAACCGTGCGCCCTTATTCCCACCTATTGAAGCGTAAAAATTTTCGCACAAAAGCGTTGCCCCAACGATGCCCCATTCGACCGAAACAACACGGCCCGTCCAAAAAACCTGCGTTGAATACCTTTGCGGGTAACCCGAAAGACGAATATGCCTTATATCAACGGTTACAACGAACGACGGCGTGGTATACCGGAACAGTTCAGCAATCTTAAAGTCCGAAGGCACCTGTATTTGAAGTTGCGTCCGCCTTACTTCACCTGATAAAACTATAGAACTGCGCTTTAGCGTGGCGGGATAATACGTAACTTCTGGGCCTGTTATTAAATCAGCGTCATATTCGATAGCTACAAGTTCTTTATTTCCGTTGTAGTATCGATCTGTAATTCCGCCATATTTAAACACGTACGCTTCGTTATATGTACCCAACATTTGTAATCACCGCAATATCCGCACAAAAACGGAACATTCCATAATGTCGTCGTGATAATCTAAGGTAACACGGTTTGTATCAAGGCGACATTGGTTAACAATTTCCCATCTATACCCTTCGTCAAAAAATAAAGCACGATCGGTAAAAACAATTTCGCTATTCGTATTTTGGTATCGTATTGCGTTTAGAATTTGCACCACTTTCACGATATTTAAGTACGGATCATAATAGCATGTTATTTGCGGAAACCGCCCGGTATCGCTAAAATATGTTCCTTCCACTACGTATTTTATGTAGTTATCAACATATACTTTATGCAAGTATACAATCTTGCTTTGAGAATGCGGGGCCGAAATATAAAAAGGCGTATACTTTCCCGACAAAAAATACAAGAACTGTTTCCACCGCCACTGCCGGGCCTTTGTTGACGCCAAGTAATTCAGCGTCCCCGTGTTTGTTAGCGCAAGCCTTGTTGGTTCGACCGCCATAACGCCAAAGCCGTTGTCTATGAATTCAACATTGCTATATACATTTTCCCGTATGTCAGTAAACGTATAATTATCAAAAAGGCATTGCGCAGTGCTATATTCGCCTTCTTCGGGGAACGTTTTCTTTCCTATGTACGGCGGGGTTTCAATTATTTTAAAGTTAAACGAAAACACTGTATTGCCTTGGACTTGTTCGTATCCGATGTTGTCCTTCACAAAGCCAAGATAGGCCGGCATTACTATCGCCCGCTTGTAGTTATTAATCAGCGGCTTTTTAACAACTATGCCGTCGGCCCTTTTTTCAACGATTTCGGCCCCTTCGTTTTTGGCATCCGATTCGTATATGAAAGCAAAGCGTGAATAGTTTCCGAAGGAAGTATCAAACGGAACGAACGTTGTATTACTTGAAAGGGCGCCTACATAGCTATCTTCCGACCAAACAGGAACGATCCACGGCTTCGACACGTATTCCTTAAATAAATTTCTAATGACAAGACAGTCTGTATCCCGCTTGATTAGTTCGTATTGTATTTCAATTCGTGGTTCTTGGTGAAAACGGTATCTATATTCGCCGCCGTACGTTTCACATACAGGATTTTGCCATTCATAAAATTCCTTAAAAGAATGACGGGGCGAAAACATAAAGACGGGATACGTTCCTTGTTCGGTTTCTAAAAACATATTCCCCACCAATTTTACATCAACCTTCCCGAATTACGCTGAACAATGTTTATAACCATTTTTTCGCCTTCCGACGTTGCCAAGTAGTCGCCAACGACCGATGGGTCAAGAACGTTAACTATTTTGATATTCGATTCGGACACGCCTTGGCTAAAGTTCCTTGGTAATACCGTTTCGCCCCGCTGCAAAATGGCGGGGAATTCATCTGCCTTCAGCCCCGAATGAAGTCTTGGCGCATTAACGAAAAGCCCAGCAGGCGCAAGCGCTAACGATCCGGCCGACCCGACCACGCCCCCGCCGTGCATTACCGCCGCAGGCACGCCAAGCATTCCTGAAAACATACCCGTTATTGAATTGACTAGCGGCTGGATTACA